TTTTTAATCTTTCCTCCTTGTGCTTTAAATGCTTCTATTTCTTTTGCATAGTCTGATTCTACTTCGTCTAATTCAACTTCTTCAGGAACTGTTACACTTCTTTTAAGATTTTGACTAACGTGTGTTTTTACACCTGTTGTTGATCGTAAATATTGATCAAGTGATGGAGAAATTCCTGCATAGTTTTGCATTGTTGCTTTTGGAAATGTACGATTCATCATATCTAATACAAAATCTCTTGGATCTGTATCACCATCAATATCTCTTTTATCAGGCATACGACCACTTAATGCAGTATTTGCAATTTTGTTAAAATAGTCTTTATCAATACCGCCACTTCTATCGGAATACCCTTTAAGTTTTGCACCAAAAGCCATTATATCTCTTTTAGCATTTTCTTCAAGTGCTTGATTATGTGCATATTCAAACTCTTCACCTTTAAGAGTTTTCTTGATAGAATAATCAGCAAATTTTCGTGATTGTCTTGCTTTTTTTCTTGCTCTTTTGGGATCCATCACTGACATTTCCCCTCTACTTTTCTTATCCGCTTTATCCATTGCTCTGTATGCTAGGTCAGCGGACATTTCTTTTACTTCGGTATCTTTCATTTTAGGTTTAGTATTGACCTTATCTTTTTTATTTGATAATTTTTTCTCTGGTTCTTTTTCCTCTTTATCTTTTTTAAGAATATCTCTAATACGCTTCACTTCGTCTTTTGAAAATTTAGCCAATGGATTACCCTTATCCTCAGGAGGGGGAGGAGCCGCCTCTGCTTCTACAGGAGCACCATTGCCGTTTCCGTTTGCAGGAGCACCATTGCCGTTTCCGTTACCATTGGCTTTGGATTCTTTCTCTTTTTTCTTTTTATCGTCAGGATTTTCTCCCTTTTGATAATGATGAACATGGATATCTCCCTGTTCTTTCATCTGAGTAAATGGTCCGTCATGAAGTGTATTTAACATTGTTTCTCCTATAAACTGGTATACATTCCAGTTACTTCTGTGAAAACATCCTGTAATGCCTCTGCATACACGCTTTTAACTGAACGAACCACTTTATAGTCGAGTTTTCTAATTCGTCCAAAATCCATAGTATAAGTGTCATCTGGCATATATGTTATTTTAAGATGATTGATACCTTTTGAGTTTTTACCTATTCTCATATGTAAAGATTTTTCTTCTTTGTCAACCATGAGATTTTTAGCACCAGTCATAACCATAAATTTATTACCACCCAATTGTTGAAGAAGTGTATTTGCATCAAATTCCCATTCTTCAGAAACAGTATTATTTTTCAACTCTTTAATTCTTTTGAGTAATTTTCCTTCTTGTTGAACCTTTTTCGGTAAACCTTTATGCTTTGTGCTGGCAAAATCTTTCACATCTTTCTTACTCATATCTCGTGCGGTCTTCTCTGCTTCAGGAGATCCACTTGCTTTACCTTTTTGAATTGCTCTGACAAGACCAAAGAATTTTTGTTGTTGTTTTGATACTGCTTTTTCTTGAATATCCTCTTTCAATAACTCATCCCATTCACCAACTCTAAGTGAAACATAATTACCTCTTATGTTTCCATAATCAATATTGTTCTTATCCATAATTTTTGCATTGGGCTCAAACTTCTTAATAACAAATGCTCTAAAATCATTAGGAATCTTACCTACCACCCTCATAGACTTACCAGTACCAACTTTAGATGCTCTTACATCAGTATTCCATTTTGATTTCATGTACTTTTTAATTTCATTACCAGTTGCTTCATCAAGACTTTCGTACATTTTAGAATTTTCTAATGCTTTTCTCAAACTATTTTCATTTGTGCCAACTGCATAAACTTTGTCGCCATAATAACCTGAAGTCGTAAATGATTTTTTCTTTACGATGGCATCTACCATTTTCTTTTCAGCACCTTTATCTTTTATCAATATTGGAAAATTAGTATGCAATTTAAGTTCTTCTAAAAAATCATAAGGTGAATTAATAAGTTCTTTTAAGTTCTCGTTAAAAAAATCTGTTTCCACAGGTTTGATTAATACTAAATCGTCCGACTTACCTGGTTTATAACTAACACTAGGGCGTAGATTAGACCGAGGATCCGTATCTTTAATACCTACAAATACATGAGGTCTAGACATCATTTCTTGTACAGGTTGTACAGGTTCTTGATCAGTATATCGTTTGTCTCTTGAAGTTGCTCGTTTTACTGTTACACTATTTCTATCAGCAGATGATCTAAATCTCGTTTTTTCTTTTTGCTTCGTTTTTGTCACACTATCTGTTTTTGTTTGATATCTTCCTGTTGGTGTACTCACAACAACATCAGTTGCCTCATCTACAACTGCAAAATCAGTCATCTTCATCCATTCCTTAAATTGCTCATTTGTATTGTCTATATTTTTATTTTTAAGAAGATGTACATTCACTTTTTGCATAGCATATTGCTCTTTCACCTGTCCTATTTCATGTCCAAGTTTATATTGCTTTACTGCTTTTTCATAAATTGATTTTAATATTTGTAAAGAAATACCGGAAACCTCTGCCTTTTTCTTTAATACATCCATAATATCTTCATCTATTTTTTCTCTCTTAAAAATATTTCTGAATGTAGATAATTTCATAGTAACCTTTTCTGGTATAATTTCTTTTTGCACTTTGATTTTTTCAGATATTGCTTGTAATTTTAATCCTTTTCGTATTTCATTAAATAATGATTTTGCATCTTTATCATTCAACCCTGGCAACCCTTTCGCAAACTCATCATATTTACCTTGAACTGCAAATCCTCTCAACTTTGATGCTGACATACCTGATACACCTTCGGCATCAGGATCTCTCTCACCTGCTGACACAACATCAATCGAATCGAAATTATAAAATCCATGAGGTTTATCTTGATTGTTATATTGCTTGAGGAGTTTGCTGAAATCATTTATTCTATCTGACCCTACAACCATAATTAATTTTTTATAACCTTTACCGTAAAGAGATGAAGCGGCATGGAGTACGGTGGGCTCTTTAGGAAAGGTTCTTGCATTCACATCTCTACCAAACATCTTTCTGGCATAGTGAATTTTACGCTCAAAAGGTAGTGGATTCTTTTTGGCATCTTGACTTGAACTTAAATATACGAACCAATCAGCAGAACTTTTACTAGCGACATTTTTCAACTTATTAAGAAGTTTTTCGTGTCCAATAGTAGGAGGATTCATTCTACCAAATGTGAAAACTGCGGTTCTTCCATCTAGTTTTTCGTGTAAATCTTTAAGTCGCATATGAATATTTATTATCCATTATAAGGAACTAATTGCTCATTTTCGTCAATGACAAATCTTTTTCCGTTGTGTTCAACGATAGTATGTGTGGCTTCGAATGCTTCTTTTTTCACTTTTTTATCCTTTTTAACAGTCTGCAAAACTCTCTGATACACTTCTTTATTATCCATTATGAGTTTCAGAAGTTTGTCAAAAACTCTCATTACCATCATACGTTGTGGCAACGTAGGTGATTTACCATCATCAAGATCTTTTATGAGTTTTGTGAATAACGCAAGTTCATCTTTTGCAATAAGACCTTGAGTGGCTAATCTTCTTAATCGTGTATCTACACCTTCGGATAAAGTGATATCGATCATTTTACCATTAAGTGTTTCAAGCAATTGCTCTTCTTGTTTTAACATTTATGCTCCCTTTGACCAGTTTTTGGCGGCATTAAAATTTTGTCTTGAAAATTCAAGACGATCTACCAGTTTCACATACTGGTCAGATTTTAACTTATCTACTGCAACAAACCCCTCTGGATTTGTCACTCTAAAACCATCGTCATCTTGAATAAAAGTTTTTGTCAATGTTTTAACCTGCTCTAATTTTCTCAATATCAATATTTTACATGCAATTAACATATTTTGCATTTCAAATATTTGTGATAATTGTCTTATGTTTGTTTGAAAAAACTTCAAAAATTCTCTTTGTGCCTGTTGCTTTCTTATTCTTGCTTTTTCGGTTTTTAATTTATTGAGTTCCTTTTCAAATTTTTGTTTCAGATAAACTATCAATCCTCTTGCATGTGCATCAGGGTTTTCTATCGGACGCCCTTCTCGTATTTTCGTATTTGTGTATGCTTTAATTTGTATATTCACGTCCTTATGATTTTGAATATATTTAAGTATATTCGGATTTAATTGTCTAAATAATCTTCCAGCGCCCGATAGAATTCCTGTTATTTGTGCCGTTTCTTTCTCAGTCATAGATGCCGTACCACTTACATCTTCATATTCTGCATCCCTAAACCAAACATTCGGTGTTTGTGTCATTTGAGAAACATCAATATCAAAATTGGCATCCATTTCGGGTAAACTATCACCTGAATATCTAGTATGAAATACAATACCCATTTTTGATATTGATATTTGTTTAGCCAAATCACTATTTTTAGGTATTGCGTAAACAATAGTATTTGGTTTAAATATCAAATATTCTTCACCATCAATCGTTTCATCCTGTAGATCTTCCTGACTATACATCATGTCTCCTTGTACGACATCTTGTATACCCAATTCAGGCAAATACTCAAGTGCTAATTTGAGTTTTCTATTTAACCCTTCAGCAGGATGATTTTTATCGATATCTTCCGGAGTATAATTAAGTTTTGCAGTTTTTGCAAAAACTCCTTTTGTACCAACAAAAAACTTATTATTTTCAGGATTAATTCCTGCAAAAATAGCAGGCGCACCATCCCATTTTACGGTGATGCGAACCTGCTTTCCGCTTTTTGATGAACCAGCAAGCATATCTCTCAAACCTCTGAGAAAGTTTATTGCTTGCCGTGTGCCATCTACTCCATTGTTGAGAACTTCATCTTCTATGTGTTCTAGATGTAAGTTCTTTTCTTCATTTATAAATTGTTTGAAACTCTGCATAATTTTTGCATAACTCGTTTCAAACTATTTATGTTTATTAAAGATTAAGTATTGTAGATTTTTGGCAGGATGATATTGGGTTGGTGAAATTAAATGTATGTTGAAAATCAGAACATGTTGATGCATTTAATTTGGCAAGATATAGGTCTTGAATGGAAATTGGATCATTATGCTGACACGTAAGCATGACTTTCCAACAGATATATGATGGATGACCAACATCTCTCATCCAGTCATATGTTTGTAAATACCATTTTGTTTTAGTATTTTTAACTTTTTCATTCAAAGAATTTTGTGCTTTGACGTTTTCTTTAAAAGCAGTAAAATCTGATTTTTGTACAACTTCTACCGTTTCTTCTTTGACAAGTTCAGTTTTACAATCAGGACAATCACCCTCAGGTGTCATGACACACCCTAAAGGATCATCACATACTTGTACTAATTTTGATTCCTTAACTGTTTTACGTTGCCATTCCGGCTCCTTCTTTACAGTTGATACTATAGTCGGTTTTTTTGCTCTCGGTTTTTCAAGAGGTTTTAGCATCGGTTCTTTGCCTTGTTCGACTATAACAAGCCATTGTTTACCATTCATAGTAATAACTTTAGTTTCAGCACCAATTGCTTTTTCATATGCAAATGGAATACCAAAGTACAATGCAGTAAGGATTATGAAAATATATTTGAGCATAAGACCTTTTTTAATTAGAGTTACAAAAAAGAGTGAAACTCTCACTCTCAGTAACTATTTTATCAAAAAGTGTCGATAGTGTCAAGTATTTTTTTCAATCCTTCTCCTGAAATGTCATATTCACCTATTTTTTCAGATACATCTAGATCACCTTTAAATACCTTTAAATCTCCATCATACCCATCTCCGGTCTGTAATCCGACCAAAATAACACTGTGATTTTTATATTCTATAGTCATAGAAAATGGTTCATTATCTACGGATGATACTTTTATCATGAGAAATTAAACTCCTCGAATTCTTTTTTAAATTTCATTTTTCCTCCAGTCGCTTTATCGAATGATGGCTCATCGTCATCTTCTTTCCATGGAGCATTAAATTTACCCTTCTTGTTCTTTTTATCATTCATTCTGTCTATCAAATCATCTTGTGCAGATTCTTCAAGATCATATAATTTCATTTTAGCACGATCAATACCTATCACAAATCTTTTTGATGATGTTGGATCATTATATCTATTCTTGAGTTGTTTCACCAACATTTGACCAAGGTTCTCAAGTTCTTCAGTAGATATCAAAGCAAACATCAAGTCAGCAGTTGCAGGAAGACCAAACGATTCAGATGTATCTTCAAGACCGACATCTGTACTCGTAAACCCTGAACGAGTGGTCTGCGTAGCCGATACAATTGGCACATCATATTCTACTGCCATACCACGCAGTTCTTCAGCAATGGATTTTATGAATGTATAAGAATTCACATTCGCTCCTTGCTTTAATCTTGCAGATGAACAAATGTTGAGATAATCAACAAAAATAATCTGCGGAACAAATTGTCTTTTGAGTTTCAATTCACTCAATAAATTACGAAAATGATTTGTATTAGCGGCGGCAGTCGGATACTCTTTGACAATTAATTTACCGTCTGTCACTTTACTTATACTTGCAACTTTTCTTTCGTACAAATCTTTAGGTAATTGCTTTAAATCATCAAGTGTAATGTTCATTAAATTTGCATCAATTCTTTCTGCAATCTTTTCTTCCGCCATCTCAAGTGTGATATACAAAACATTGTTTCCTTGAGATAGGCAACTTGACGCCATATGACACATGAACAATGATTTACCGACACCAGTACCTGCTATTGCAACATTGAGTGTCTTGTTTGGCAGACCACCATTTGTAATTTTATTGAAATATTCTAAATCGAATGGTATTCTTTGTTCTATTTGATGATAGGATTCATATCTTGCTTCAGCATCTTCAATATAATCATGTCCAATATTGGGATCAAAACATACTGCAAGTGCATCAGATAAAATCGCTGGAATAGCGCCTTTATCTTTCTCTGTTTTCTTTTGACCATCAATAATTGAAATAGATTCTAGAACTGCATTATAGATTGCTTTGTCTTGACAAAATTGTTCTGTAGTGTTAATAAGCCATTCTATTTCTGATTGCTCGTTCTTATTTGTCTCATAATTATTAAGCCTTTCTATAAGACCCTTAAACTGATCTTCTTGTAATTTAGAATTCTCATTGAGTTCTATTACAAGAGATTCTTTTGTTGGAGATATATTATATTTCTGAATAAATTTATCAATTTCCTCAAACAAGATCTTATCTGTGTGTTCAAGAAAATAATCATTCTTCAGATATGGTAATGATTTTCTGACAAAATCATCATTGTATAAGAGGTTCCTTAAAATCGTATCTTCTAGTCTTTCCATCCTCGCTTTCGTTTACTTCGATGTTTTCTTGTATGACTTCAATAAGAATATCGCCAATAAGTTGCTCAAATTCTATACCTTCTTCATCAGCATAGTTTTTATTGACAATTTCTTCTGGTATCTCAAGTATATCATATTCAAATTTATATGTCAACGTACCATCATCGTTTGGTTCTTCGTTAACACCAAATCTATTATACTTGTATATTACATCTTGAAACTTACCTTTCGTTATACGGAAGGCTTGTTGCTCATCATTATCATTCTGTGGATTCGGCACTATTTCGTACCATTCTTTTAAATTTTTTGAATCAGACACATCCATCTTTCAGGTATTAAATATTTTATATTATGTACCCTAGTAAATTCTAAAACTGCTAGAGTAACACCAGGTAATTCTTCAAACATATAATCATCTATTAAAATTATTCCGCCTTTATTCATTCTAGGATAAAAATAAATTAATCCATCCATTGTGCTTTTATATGTATCAGCATCCAAATGAACAAACGAATAATAATTTGTATTTTCTAAATTTATTGTATCTGGAAAAACACCTACATTTATTTCAACGTTATCAAATTTAGATAAAGTTTCTCTTGCAATTGACTCAGGCTCGGAAAAATCACCAATTACTTTACCACTAAAAATATCTTCATGAGGTAAACCTTGAAATGTATCATATAAATGTATTTTTTTATCTTGAAAAATACTTGCTAATAATTTAGCACTGCCACCTCTTGCAACACCAACCTCTGCTACATCACCATCAATATTGTCAGTTTTGACCTGTAATGCTCTATCTATCAAACAATCTAATTTCCATTCAGTATTACCATAATAAGTTTCAAAAATATTTTCTCGAAATACTTCAACTTTTGTTTTTTGAATGTGATAATGAGAATTAATTTTTTCATAATTTATTTCAAACGGTTTCATCATTCTCTTCTACTGTTTCACTTGTCGTTCCATATAAAAATTTTTCTTTACAAAATTCATCAATTTTTTTCATGACATCTTCTGTAAAATATTTTTCAGGTTGTTGCATAATTTGTTTACCAAACATTTTTGATCCGTCTGGTAACTCAAAACGAGTAGAGACTTTAGTAAAAATACCTGCTTCTTCTGCAAGTTCAAGCATACCATACCATCTATCTAAACCTTTGTCATATGTGACAAGAGCATCTATCATTTTATTTTCCACTGTCAATCTAGACTTGTGATTCTTACAATGTATCACATTACCAATAACTTCTGTTCCTTCTTTTTCTTTTCTCTTTGAGAGAAACACAATATTGCTTGAGGCATAATACAACCCTGTACCACCACCCATCACTTGTTGAGGAAACATTACACCTACTTGTGAATATGTATGATTTGTCACAAGCATAGGAACTTTTGCTTTACCTGCTTTGAGTGTTAATACTCTAAATGCACCTTTTACAAGGGCGGCTCGTGTCATGTCTTTTGTCTCTTTACCATCAGCAATGTCAGTCAATTCTTTTGATGTAGATAGCATACCAAGACTATCAAGACAAATCATCATAGGCTTACGTTCTTGATCAGCAAGATATTTATCTAATATCTTTGTTGATTGGTGTGCAAACTCCTGTATTGATGCAACTGGCAACATAACCATGCGAGAAGAATCTATACCTCTCCTCTCAATCATATCTTTCGTTATTGCAGATTCAGACTCAAAGTAAAGAACACCACCGTCAGGATTATCTGACAAAAATTGTTTGACAATACCGAGTACAAAAAATGTTTTTCCTGTAGCCGATTCTCCAGCAAAGGCGGTAATCTTGTTCCCAGCAAGCCCACCATAGATACTTCCCGATAGTAAAGCATTGAGAGCATAACTACCGGAATCAATAAAGGATTCAACATCACCTGCTTCAACACCATCAGAAACCAATCCAGCATATTCATTTCCTGTCTCCTTAATCATGTCTGTCAAAAAACTCATTACAACTCCTTAAACAAAAAAATTATCAATTGTATATCTCTTTTCATATTCCCAACCTACACAATTCAATATATCTTTCAACGGATCAAGAAATGTTTTCTCAAATTGCGTATCGTAGTCAATAAATTCATGTAATCCAAATTCTGCAGGCAATGTGTTACCCATACTCACAACTGTATCACCTACTGGATTTGGTGTTTTAAGATACGAAAATTTTATCTTTTCACCCTCTTGGATAATCTGATATTTTCTCGTAAGTTTATGTTCTTTTAATAATTTATTATGTATAATCGTGCCTTTTACATGTATTGGTGTTCCTTTTTTGTACAACATTGTTGCATCACTATATTTTGCAATACCTTTAACAGAACGAGGAAACGCAACATCTTCAGGTGGTAGTGACTCAAATTGATTTCTAAAACTTTCAACGAATGCAATCATATCATCTTCCGTATCATTCATCAAAATTTTGTATGCATCAGCAAGTTTTTGTCTCACAATAGCAGGTGTTGAAGATTTAACCGATTCAAGTCCCTTGACTTTGATTTTAGGTTTCTCAAATCGCACACCTTCACTGTCATGTACATTAATGATATAATGTTTCTTACCAGTCCAGATTGCTCTGTCAGCAAGAACCTCACGTTTCATGAACATCTTCTGCTGATATGCATTCATGTATTCACGTAACCCATTGAACGATCTGTCAATACATTCTTGTACTTTGCCATCACACACCTTGTCAAGAAAATCAATCACCTTTGTCTTGTCACTCGTATCATCAAATACACTTTTCACAAGGTCTTCAAGATTAACATAGATGGAGTCTGTATCGGATGCAATGACATAATCCTTATCTTCTGTTTTGAGTATTTTGTTTAGATATTCATTTACATCTCGCTCAACCCATTTGGTGGATAACTGACCACCAGTCGTAATTGCTTCTGCACATCTCACATCAAAGAAACGAAAATACTGATTACCCAAAGCACCATAAGCAGAATTCAGTTGAATTTTTCTTGCCATCTGCATGTTGTCAAGTCTTGCAACTTCTTTTGATAGTTTCACTCGCTCGGATGGATTTTTTTCATTTTCGTATAGTTGTTGTGTTTCAAGCATTTGCTTCTTAAACTTGGATCTCTCATTGTACATACGCTCCATCATAGCAGGTAGAAATCCTTGTATGTCTCTGCGAAAATGATAACCATTTGCGGCCATGCTCAAATTCTGTCTCTGACAATAAGAAGTATCTATTTCACCATCAAGCAATTTATCAACTGTTACCGCCTGAGGCGGATAATCAAGAACCATAGTTTCAGGTGATACATTATACTGCATAATCAAATGAGGGTATAAACTGTTCAAGTCAAACGATACAACCCAGTTGTATGCACCAGGTTCTGGTTCTTTCACATAGGCACCTTCGTATGGATTTTCCTTGAAAGTATTTTTCTTTGGTGGAAGTACGATACCTTTGCCACGCAATTCATTATATATCAAAGTGTCCCACATTCTTACTTGTGTGAAGACATCTGTGTAATTTACTTTTGCATCATATGCAAGAACAACTGCGGTCTCAATCAATTTCAATTTGTCTTCAAGTTTATCTACAAGGTCAACGTCTTTCACGTTGTAGTCCATGAATTTCTGAAAGTCTTGTTTATATAACTGATGCAGATTGTCAAACTCTGAATAATCTAATTTACGCTCACCAAGTTCTACGTGTGCGATATGATCAAGTCTGTAATTTTCTTGTTGTGTGTATGTAAATTTACGATATAGATCAAGATAATCAAGCGTGGCGGCACCGACCAATTCAAATGCTTGTTGCTCTCGTGTACCACCGAAACCCATTTGATTAACTGTTCTCTCACTCACAAACTTCCAAGGTGACAATCTTTGATATTCAGGCTTATCAAACAACCTATTCATACGATTGACAAGAAACGGTATATCAAAAAACTTTACGTTCCATCCAGTCACAATATCAACATCAAGTTTTTCCCAGAACGAAAGAAACTCTTGCAACATGTGAATTTCATTAGAACATCGTACATATGTCACATTCTCATCACTTGGTGTATATTCACCACAACCAAATGAATAAAATTTACCTTTGACTTTTACAGTAATTGATATGACTTCTTCTGATGCTATCTGTGGATCAGGAAAACCATTCTCTGAACCAGTCTCTATGTCAATGTTTGCAATACTGATTTGATTGATATCATAATATATTGTATCAGGAAAGTTATCAGCAATAAAACAATAATGAAAGTTTGTATTACCATAAATCTTGAAGTTATCTACACCTTCATATTTACGAATAAAATCTTTTGCATCGTTTATAGAACCGCATGGAACTTCGGATACGTTCTCACCCTCAAGGGTTTTCCATTTAGATTCTTTTGCTGAAGGGATGTATAGGGAAGGGTTGTAGTCTACTTTTTGCTTGAAGTGTCGGCCTTTATCATCTATTCCACGATAGAAGATTTGACCTTTTACATTTTGGACGTTAGTATAAAAACTCATGCATTAAATCTGGTATATCTATATTGATAGGGACTCCCAATTTGATCAAGTTTATCATAGCACAAAAGAATGTGCTTGTCAATCCAAGTTTTCTTAGATTGAAATGCACCTATTAAAAATAAAACCTGTAAATATATTTTCCAAAATAATGCTTTTACGGTTTCCATGGCAAATACTTGCCTTTAGTTTTTGCGTTTATAATTAATCCATTATGGCGATTAGACCCATCATTTCTGTACGAACAATGGACCCATCCACTATTTGGATCGCCCTCTGGATCGTGAAATTCTAGTATAATCTGGTCAAAATCACAGTTTTTATAAATCCATGTCGCTAATTCTTTATTTGATAGTCCATTGATCTCAAAATCGGCGGCTTGGCCTTTTGCATGTTGTGATTTACTTGAACTTCCCACTGCTTCACATAATTTAACTGACCTGAAACCAGAGTTAATACGGACTGCTTTACCGAAATGCTCTCTGACAGGTTGAAGAATATAGCAACAAAGATTTGTTAAATTGACAACTTCTTCCATCGTAGGTTCATTAGGTATGTTTCTACGAATAGCGGTATCTGAAAATGTCATTTCTTTTAACGAAAAATTCTTTGTCAGTTTCATTTAATCCTCTTCTAAAATGGTAACCCATTGGGGCCCATGTTTTTTATAATAATACATACTTGTTTCATTTTTTTCTTGCATTTTAAATAAGAATTTTTTTCCTCTATGAGAACCCTTCAGTAGACGAGAAAAGAAATCTTTAAATTTATTCCCAACATCATCTATGGTAATATTTCTTCCTTTCACATCAAATTTATCTAATACTTTACCAATTCCTGCACTTTTATTTGTACCTATCATTGCAAAGGTTTGTCTATCCTTTATAATTACTGAATGTTGGTCATATTTCTTACCCAACTCTATCATTTCTTTTTGTCTAATATTAGGAATAAATAAAGATTTTTCATTAACAAATCCATCTTCTTCTTGATAACCGCCTTTCATTTCAATAAAACCATAACCATTATCTCTGACTATTTTTTTGAGTTCTTTATAACGCTCAAGATTTTCTTTATTAGAAAATTCTTTTCTAAAAGGTGACATTACACCAAAATTTTCTGTTTTCTCTACATGGGTCATAATTCTGGAAAGACTAGACTCTGTAATGTATGTATTAAACGATAACATATTTTCTACTTTTTTTTGTTAACAAAAAGGAAGGAAATGTATAAGTATTTCCTTCCCAATTTTTGAAAAATTATTTCTTCTCTACGAATTCATACAATTCAGATGCTTTCTTCTTAATATCATCAATGGTATATGATTCGGGTTGAAGTTCTTTCCATAATTTCATGTTTGCATCACCATGAGCCTTTGCTTCATCCCATAGTTGATACATCATATTTTCGGATCTAGCATAATTATCATTGAGATAATTTTGCGCCATTTCTAAGAGTTTAAAACGTAGTTCAAATGGATTACTAGACATAATTTCTCCTTATGTGTGTGTTTGTGTGTGTTAAAATTTTTCAAATATACTCCTAAAAAAGGCGGTCCGAAGACCGCCCCAAAAGTTATACTACTTTATGATCTACAACTTTCACTCCATCATTGATTGGAATTTCACGAGGTTTCTTTTCCTCAGGAATTACTCTTTCCAAGTCAATAGTAAGAAGCCCGTTATACAGGTCTGCACCCTTCACGACCACATCGTCGGATAGGGTAAATCTGCGAGAAAATTGCCTCTTGGCAATTCCACGATGAAGGAAGTCATTTCCTTCCTCTTTTTCAGAGGGAACGGTCTTAATTGAAAGTGTGCCGTCCGCCACTTCTACCTGTAATTCGTCTTTAGAGAATCCAGCGAGTGCCATCTCAATTTGATATGCATACTCACCAGTTTTTTTGATGTTATATGGAGGGTATCCTGAACTTGTAGTACCAGGATCAACATCAAATAGACGGGAAAATAAAGAGTCTAATCCAACACTTGTCTGGAATGCTCTTTCAAAATCTCGGATGTTATTGGGGAATGTTATAGCCATTTCTCGATTCAACATAATTATCTCCTATATTAGCGAGATTAATTTTGGAGTTACGCATAGGCTAACTCCGTGTGGCAATATGCCACGATAAGAGATGTCCAATATTGGCACATCTCATAACAACTATAATTCTATTTATAATAAATTATAACACAAATTTCGGATTTGTCAAGTTCCTGTGGATCCAAATCCACCATCTCTTTCAGTCTTTTGTAAAGGTCTATTATTAATACGACCTATCACATATGATTCGGTTTGTCTAAGTTCTGCTTGTGCTATTCTATCACCATGTTCTATTATATAAGGATCATCTGATAAATTAATCATTATACAATTACATTCTTCTACATAATCTTCATCTATAATACCTGTATTATTTGCAGTGACCAATCCCTTTTTTAAGGCATTACCAGATCGTGGATGTACTTTTATATAATATCCTGGAGGTATATCAAATATCAATCCTGTAGATATTAAATATCTCCATCTAGGTATCATTTCAAGATGATCACCTTTGAGTGTAACTTCTTTTTTGTGATTATATTGATTGAATGCTAAAAGTTTTGCATCTTTTTTAAGATATGCTTTAAGGTCAAAACATGCAGATTTTTCTGTTGCCAATGATGGGATCTCAATATCATCATGTAAACAGAATACTCCTAGTTTCTGTTGAATTTTTACAATGCTCATTATGTTTTTTTACCAATGTTATATTTGGGAGTAAGTATCCACTCTTCTTTCTCTGAAAATGAAAGTATTTTTAATTGATTGAGAGATACAACAGGATCTTTTGTTTTTTCTGGTTCAACTATTGTAAGCAATTCCCATTCTGCTAAAAGATTTGTGATTGTATTTCTTCTTGCAATATCATTCTCTGAAAAATTTGTAGGCTTACCATCTAGTGCAAACAATTCCTTGAAATGCACAATATAATATTTCTGTTGTTTGTGTAGAATATGACAAGACTGATATAATGTCTTGTCTTTGCGTGATGCGACACCAATACGTGTTAGTGTTTCTTTGATTTTAAGGAAGTCATCCGATTCCTTTATAGTGACCTCTATCATTTGGTCAACACCATAAGTCATTTCACTCCTTTCATTCCGCCCTTATCTAAAACTATCTTCATCTGTTCTATATCTTCGGTTGTCAATAAGGGTAAAACTTCTTTTGCTCGTTTAATACTATAACCATAAAATTCCATAACGATTTCTAATAATTCAGATTTTTCTGCTTTGTACCATTTAGAGAATCGTTTCTTCTTCCTTATGATATTTAGTAAGTAGGCGTTTTGTAGTTTCTTGTCAAGGTGATGCCGAATATTCATCTCATTTGCATCCATAATAGTGTCAAGAAAATACGATAGACCACGATTAATAATGAAAGGATTATATTGTTTTTCAACCTGCTGATCAATATCATCAACCATCAGGTCTTTTTTACCTTGATTTATTTCATTCAGAAAATCAAATGGCGTCATTTTTATTCCTATACATTTTTGTCGTTATTCTTTCGATATCATAATTTTTGATTACATCAAATTGTTTTTCAATTTGTTTCTCTCTGTCTGTCAAAATTGCTTCTGCTAAAAATGTATGAGGCATAGTACCCATGTACCAAGGATTTGTAGCATAGAAAATGTATTTTGCTTTTGATAATATTTTATTATAATATAAATCAAAACTCTCATCTGTTACCTGACTTAAACTATGGGTTGCAATCACTAAATCTATATTGTCAGGCACATTATAATTATGTGCAGATTGAAAGTCAAGTTTATCTATATCAGAAATTTCATTACTTAAATACCATTTTTGTAAATCTAAAACACAAGGTAAATCAATTGAAATCCATTTCTCATGTTCTACAAGATCATGCACCAATCAATAAACATTTCCCCATGCAGAACCTATCTCTACTATATTTTTATGTGATTTATTATCTGAAAAAATGAATGTTGAATTTAATATATCTCTACTATCATCTCTATCAATAAGACGATAATCTTGTTTGTTTGAGTATCCAAATAAAGATTTTTTTACAGATATTAATTGAGAAAAAAATCTAGAATCATGATCAAAAGCATATTTAAGATTCACAAAATCTAAATCACCACCTTCTCTTATGAACCAATAAAAATCATCATCTCTAAAGGCAGAGAAATCTTTATTCGTTTGATAAGATTTCTCTGCCTCATCAATCAATTCATGAAAATTCATTTTACATCATATTTTGTAGAGTTGGTTGTTCCATTAATCTTTTTTGTTGTTCTTGAAAACCTTGTACTGAACAATTATAAGATACTTGCCACAACTCTTGTTTATAGTGTTGGGCGGCATTTTCTAGGGTTATAGATTTTTCCCAAGTTTCAATATCATATCTTTGCTCCATAGTTTCTACGATACATACAACAACCTTAAAAAGGGTCTCCGGTAACATTCTTGCTCTAATGTTTGGATCCCAAGACATCTTTGAAAAATATACTGATACCCAGTATTGCTTTCGTTCTTCCGGCCAACCAAATTGTTTTTGAGGTAAAGAAACCGTAGCATTATCTGCAGGTTTGATTTCTTCAGGTTTTTGAGTGCATCCATAACCAATACCTATCACCAAAGCCATAGCAAGTATTGATTGCTTAAACATTTAGTTCCTTAATTGAACTGACATTCTACCATAACTTCTGTAAGACAAGCCACTAGATTTAATTCTTGATCGGCCGCAAATGCAGATTTATATTGATAGTCTGCCAGTATTAATATTAATTGCGGAATTGAAGATTGTTGGACATACTCGGAAGCAACATCATAGATCTTGCGAAAGATTTTCTGTGGATCATTATCAACATTATCTGCAACCCATTTACGAACATCATTAAACTTTTTCTCTTTGAGTGCCCACATCAATTCTTTAAGATTGACTTCGGCAACCTGAGAGAGAATACCAGCATCAATTTTACCAGATGATGAGTATTTCTGAAGTTCATTTAGCACTCTCCTGTTATCAGGAAAATGTTTCATAATAACTTCAGCAACTACCTTTTTATCGTACTCTATCTTCTCTTCGTCTAATATATATCCAACACGTTTCATAAATGCACCAGCCATTCGTTGCTTGTCATCAGCAACAACCTTGAAGTCAATGACCTGACATCTTGAATGCAATGGTGATATAATACGATTTGAATAATTACACGTAAAAATAAAAGTACAATGCTTCTCAAACTCTTCAATAAAGGCTCTCAAAGCAGGTTGTGTAGATTGTGGATTGAGATAATCTGCTTCATCAAGTATTACGACTTTACTACCACCATCAAAACTCATAGTAGAAGCATAACCACGAATTTTAGTTCGCAGAACATCAATACCTGATTCTTCAGATCCATTAATAAACAAATAATCACACCCAACCTCATTACAAAGTGCTTTGGCAATAGTAGTTTTACCAGTACCTGGACCGCCATTGAGAATGAGATTAGGAATACGACCTTGAGATTTGATACCCTCAAATGTTTGCTTAATATGGTCTGGTAGGATACATTCCGAAATTTCTTTAGGCCGATATTTTTCAACCCAAAGAAATGATTCACGATTTTGCATTAACCCTCAAAATTTGAGTTTGGTTCAATTGCTACATAATATGTTAATTTACCGTCATCAGATTCAAATTTGGAAAGACCACGAGCAGAAACAGATACAATATAATTTCTACTCATCAATTTACTGAAATTTTCTACCTTGAAAATCATAGAAAATGTTTTATCAGTTTCATCGATATCATAACTGAACTTGTTACTCATAGTGTTTTTGCTTTCACTTGCAACAAGTTTGATACGAGAACTGTCACCAACAATTGCAATCTCTGGCACGCCCAGAACAAGTGCCGCCTTGACTACCGAATCATACACGGTGTTTGACATCTTGAATGTCACATCTACAGAAGGCAATGCTACCTCTTTGTTAGGTGGTCTCACAACTGAACTTATATCACAATAAGAATAATTTACTTGTGTTTTGTCACTTGTGAGAGTTAGATATTTGTCCTCAAATGAAATTTCAGGACTCTCAAATAAAGAATGAGCACCTAGAAATTTGTTGAGGTCGTAGATACCGAAATCAGAAGGAAATTCTTCTTCTACCGTTGCATCTACTAGTATCGACTTTTGTGGCGATACTGTTTTGATTGTTTTACCTTGCTCAAAAAAGATACCATTATTAATGGCAGAAAAGTTTTTAAGAACCGCAAGGGTTTCTTCACTTAATTTCATAATAACTCCATATTGAATTAGTAATGTGTATATTATAACATATTAAATTCGTTTGTCAATTATTTTTTTCTTTTTTACCTTTGATCTTCGTTCCTTTCTTGTTTCGCTTTGTTTTTCTATGTTCTCAATCTCTTGAACCGCTCTTGCGTTTTCAATTTCTGTTTTTCTATCATTTCTCATTTGTTGTGCTTGTTGCATATTTTTATGAGCCCAAGCATTAGATGTATCAACTCTGCCAAGATCTGCCATAGTACCATCAAAAACATATGTACCGATATGTCCGAGTTTCATCCATGGACATAACCAAATCTTAATACCAATATGTCTTGCCAATTGACAAAAAGAATAATCTTCTGATAAATATCGATCTGAATTATTAGATGATCCCATAGGCATATATTTTTCATTATCGATAACAGTATCAAAATATGCATGAATGTATCGATCACCCTTGAAATGTTCGGAACGATTATGATCAGGTTTGTACTCAAATTGAGGATAAGCCTCTTTCCATTGCGAAAATACTTCTCGTCTACACATCATAAAACCTGTACCAATTTCTAATACTTCTACTGGTTCATGAATTTGAAGTTCTTTCGTTCCTTGAACAGGGTTAAATACAAAATCACCTGTAAACTTTGATAGTTCATTAGGATCTTCATCGGCAATGCCTACGTCAACTGCGGTACGAATACGTTCCCACGCAATACATTTTTTACCATACGGACCACCAATGATAGGTTTATCTTCTTGTTGTGAAAGCACTGCGAGAGACAACACATCTTTGGGATTAAAATTAATATCAGCATCTATAAACATTAAATGCGTAAATTCTTCGGCCCTCAAAAACTCATCTACAAGATAATTTCTTGCTCTTGTAATGAGTGATTCATTGAATATAAAGAAAAATCTACATTCAACTCCATAGTTAGCACACATTGTAGCAAGGTCAATGGCGGCTTTGGAATACATACCAGCACATTGTCCACCATACATAGGTGTTGCTACAAATAATTTAATTTTTTGCAATTCACTTGCTTTCACTTCTAAATGCATAATCTCCTAATCATAAGTTATTTAAAATATTTTCTGGTTTAGTAATTTCATATGGGTCTGAATCAGTACCAATTTGATTTTTACCTTCTTCAATCCACATTTTTTCTACTTCTAATCTTCCAATTAGTATTAGGTACTTTCATTATTCTCCTTTTCTAAATGTTCTACCATACCATTATAGTCACCTACAAACTCTCCTTTGATGAAAATTTGAGGAACCATAGTAGATTTGGTGATTTTCATCAAATCTCCAAAAAATCGTTTATCCGAATATATAACTGTATATTTTTCTTGATTTTCCTCAAACAATTCTTTTGCTTTATCACACCATTGACATTCGGGAACTGATTGGTGTCTCACAATCACGTTTCCATTAATATTAATTTCCATGATTTTCTCACGAGTAAATAAAAAAATAGGTGAGCCCTGCTGAACTCACCTATTATATATATGTCAATCAAAAAGGTGTTCTGTCATCAGAATCAACTTGGGATTCACCTCCTTCTGAAGTTTCTTCTGAAGGTTTATTAACTTCACCATCAACTTTGGTGTACAGGTCAAGAAATGCCTGTTTTGTTTCATCATCAAAACGATTGACACAAAGTTGGATTGACTTCATTCGGTCACCGAAAATCTTGAATGCATTTACGATGTGAACAAGTCGCCTGGTGGATATGATTTCATCAATACCACCATCATAGAATGTCTTGCGGATAATGTCTGCCCAATCTACAAGTTTCTGTGCAAACTCTTCATCAAAACACCCAAGTGATTGCATAATACCAACGAGGATTTTCTTCTCGGTAGCAGGAGTAGGATACTCTTGCTCAATAGTAATTGCAAAACGCTCAAGGAAAGCCTCATTGAGGATGTTAGTGCCAATGAAACGACCATCATCAGAACCTTTACCTTTAGTGTTTGCAGTAGCAATCACATTGAAACCAGTCTTGGGTTTGACAAAACGATTAATTTTTTTGACATAAACACCTTTACCTTCAAGAACTGGTTGCAAACACATGATCTTGTTAGAAGCAAGATCAACTTCATCAAGAAGCAGGACCGCACCACGATCCATGGCTTGAATGACAGGACCATCTTGCCATACAGTTTGGCCGTCAATCAATACGTAGTGACCAAGAAGATCATCTTCATCAGTCTCAACGGTGATATTGACACGAAACAATTCACGTTTGGCTTTAGCACAAGCCTGCTCAACAAGAAAAGTTTTTCCATTACCAGACAGACCAGTAATGAAACCTGTATAAAACAGATTTGATTTGATGATGTTATGAATATCTTTGAACTGACCAAACGGAATAAATGTCCGGTCAATCTCAGGTACAAAACTGACATCTTCAGTATTAGTGATAGATGTAGGAAGTGAAGGTTCAATACGTGTGACCTTCTCATCAACCTTTGTTGCGATCATAGCAGGTTCTGCGGTTAAAGGAGCAGTAGTGCTTTCACCCATAACTACTGCACCATTAGCGGCAATTTTAGGAATGCGATAAACACCACGAGACATACGAAAAACGGGGTCTTTCATCAGCCATTGGCAAGTTATAGTTCCATGTTTTTTTCTCAATTCCTTAATATCACTCATTGTCAAGGAATCTTCAAAACCTTCAGATTTTAAAAGGTCAAGAAACTTTTGTTGTTTACTAGTCAATATCATATTACCTCATTACGAAAGAATTAAAAATCTCACTTACATTTATATAATAGCAAATTATTCAGGTTTGTCAAGAGTTTTTTCTGCAATATCTCTAATTGCCATTTCTTTTGCAAAAAGAATATCGCCCCATTCTTCTTCTGAATAATACTGTTCATCTTTTTCCTTTTCATCTTTTTCTTCTGACATTTTGACACCTCTATGCTACTTGTTCAATGAATTTATTAAGAACTACACGGTTGCGTAGTTTTTTACGGTTCATTTTTTTGAAAGCGGTACGAATTGCAGATTTTTTAGAACCAGCATCAACCTTATCAAGTTCTGATTTTTCTTCAATCTGCAAATCTGAACCATCTTTAATTATATAGAGATTATCGTAACCGTCAATTTCAGCAACAATGCATTTTTCTTTACGCCATGAATCCATCATGTTCTCAAATGATTTGTTATCAGTAGAGTAATAACCTGCTCTGTGACGATCAAGACGATTGACAAGAAAGAAACCGATGATATTTGCGCCAGTTGCTTTACGCAAAGAATTGAATAACAATTCAGTAGTTGCTCGGTGAGAAGCAGACCAACCCATTGTTTGGGATCGTACAATCTCTGATTTTGATAGTGTATCACGGATTGTTAAATGATCATTACGACCAATATGTTGTTCTTTGCCTTCTGAATCAAGATAACAACCTGCTTGATTTGAATCACCATCTGTAAGAAATACAGTATTGACAATCTGAACATTATGGTCACGCTTAAATTTGCGAACCAGATCATGACTTGCAACAATGGCGGCATTCAACGGTGTACCACCCAAAGAGTATTGACTAGGGATTGAAGGACTCTTACCACCATTATAGTGCCAATTGACTTTACCGTTGTAATAATCACGAATGTTAATAGCATTCCAACATGCTTTGTTGAATTCAATATTTGACATATTACTTGAAAACAACTGCATGAGATTGAAATGTTCTTGCTCACAAAAATCACCAGGTTGATAATCCCATTTGGGCTTTTCATCGGCAGAATCAAAGGAATTAAGTTCATTATTTGTGCGCCATATTCTATCAGTAAAAGCATAAACATCAAATGGAATATTTACTTTCTTGCAGAACATCACAAGTATCATCATTTGTTCAACTGTACCGGCCATGTTTCCACTCATTGAACCAGACCAGTCAATAAACATGACAAGACCATGATTTTTACCACTAGCAACCGTAGCCACTCGCTTGAAAAGATTATCAGAATACTTGTAAGAATACAGTTTTGATGTTTCAAGAACACCAGTATTTGCCGATGCAGTACGTTTGTACTCATCTGCACGTTTCTTCATCTCAAACTCTTTGGCAAGATAATCAACGATTGATTTATTTTGCTCACGGAATTCCTTATATCGTTTTGGAGCGGTTGACCATGACTCTGATGGTGTCATTGTGCCCCAATATCCTGAATGTTGTTCTTGATTATAATACTTATCATGTAACTGAGCCAATTTTTTGTAATCAATAACAATATTTTCAAGAACTGGTTTTGGAAGATTAGCATAAATATATTTTTTGTCACTATCAATACTGTCATTCAATTCTGTTTCTTTTCTGCGAAAAAATTCATCAGTAATTGAACGAGGACCAGCAACTGCATTCGGATTAATGTCAGTATTGACACCACCTTCAGCACCTACAGTGTTTGACGGATTGACTTGACCATCAGACTCATCATTCTCAAATTCATCTTTAAATTTATCAGCAGGTGAATTACCAGAAGAAGAATTTGTTTCTTCTGAACCTTTTGATGATTCATCAGTTTCAGCAGAAGGACCATCAGAATTGTCACTTTCAGAACCCTCATTTTCATCGGAACTTTGAGGCATACCTGACTGAGACATTGATTCATCAGAATCTTCAGTCCACTCAAATGGTGTCTCACCAGTCATACCAGGTTCAAACTCTTCATCATCTTCACCATAACCTTCACTTGAAAACATGTTGAAATCATGTTCATCGGTCATGCTTTCATTTTCTGCACAATAATTATAAAGTCGGTCAGTGAACTCAACAATCTCAGGAAAAGTTTCAAGAGACATCAGTTCATCAACCCATTTCATTTCATCTTCGGTAAAAGAAATGCCCATTGAAGCACCACCTTTTGTGTGAAGATTGATGCGGTCAATGAGAGGCAGTTTATCAACATTTACATGACTGATACCAAAGAAATCATTTTTCATCAATTCACGATACCCAAATACCATCGATTTGGAAGCACCAGGATACCTTCGCTTGATTTTCTTCTCAATACGAGCATCTTCGGTGACATTAAGAAATGACTTATAACCTTTGCCTTTTGAACTAGCAGAAGAATGCCAACCATCAGCAGGGGTATTAAGTGCATGACTCACTTCATGAAGAACAAGAAGGTCATAGACATCACCGTCCATCCACTTGAAAATAGGAAGATAAAGCACACGTTTTTTAGGATCAAAGGCGGCAGTTTCATAATTACCGTGTTCAACTTTGATATTTTCTGTGGCTAGCAGTTTAGCCAACATTGATTTTGATTCTCTAATATCCATAAGATATCTTGGTTAAGGTTTCTCTATCACTCTACATTTATATAATAGCAAACTAGGCTCAATTGTCAAGGGAATTTTTTTGGAGCGAGTGACCAGATTCGAACTGGCGACATCCACGTTGGCAACGTGGCTCTCTACCGACTGAGATACACTCGCTTAGGCTGGTTTTTTCCAGACAAATATCGGTTCGTATTTAAACCACTTACCTTCAACTTGTACTGCATTCTTGTAACTTGGCTTACCATCCTCACCAATACGATTACCGCCTGGCATCCAAGCCAATGTCATCTTCACAACTTCAACAAACTCCATACCATGCTCACGCAATATCTTGTTACTGTCTTCTTCAAGAGGTAACATGTCAGGACCAAACTTTGCATCAGCAATATTCCAAAGCAAATATCTGTTTGGTCTTAGGTACTCAATACATGTTTCAAGAGTTGGTCTCAAAAAACCGTCTACCCAAGACTGGTATTGTGGGAACTTTTTGTAAGATTGTTCTTCGTCTTCTGAATAGGCTTCTTTTGCAAAATATGGAGGACTTGTGAAAACGATATCAAGTTTTCCTCTGTACGTTTGAAACTGCTTATTATTTCTGATTTCTTCCGAACCGAGTTGATAAATTTCATAGGTATTGTTGTGCGGGAAAAGAGATCCATATTTATTTTCGTTAAAAAAGTTTGCAAGGTACTCATACTTCGTAATACCCAGTTCTTCAATCGTATGATCCGTGTTTGGGTCGGTCCCAATATAGTGGATATTACGGTCATCACGGACAGCCATAGCCCCAAGAATACGACCGCCCCAACCGCTAGAAGGATCATAAATGTTGATAACATCCTGCTCTTTAATGTGTTCAGTGTATCTCTCATACAAATATTTAGCGGTAAGAGGTGGAAAGTTTACTGCATACTGACACCATGAAATACGAAATGCCTTAAAACCTACAGGAAATATTCTCTGACCAAACTTGAACAAACGAATACGAAATAAATCATTTTCATCAAGTTTAGCATTGACTAAACATTTTTCAGGAATATTCAATTCGTGAATTTCATTTTTTGTAAGTGTACACCATTTTACTCCTACAAGATCTTTATTATGACCAGTATATTCTGTATCTTCTGAATGAGGTGCGATCCAATAATCATATTCAACATCTTCTTGAAATACAACACCTTTTTCTGCACCCTCTTTACCTTTTTTTCTTATTGTTACTTTTTTATTTCTAAAACTTTTTTCAAAATTTTGAATCCATTCTTTACCAGTTTTTGCTGATATCAAAAAATCTTTAGTCTCAGCATTTGTCGGAACAGTTTGTGAATATTCATAAAAACTATCACGCTTGAAGTGACGATGTGAATACTTGTAAACTTTTTCAGATAGTTTATCATCTACAAAATGGTCGTAAATTGAAAGACCATCATCATTTTTAGAATAATTAATTCTAGTCTTCATCATTGTCGGAAAAAACTGATTACAAGCATTACCGATGACAGATGTATTACGAACTATGTTATCACCTTTGTCCATCTCATGAACAGGAAACGATGACATCTTATTGAATTGGTCTATGATATCTTTTTCATTCCAACCAACTCTTGGTGGCAATCCAAGTTCATCCCAAGCATATGCAATTGTCTTTCTCATATCAGTCAACCATTGACGAAATTCATCATCTGACATCCAAAGAATTTCTTCAAATGTTTTGTTGACTTCATGATTTAAAACATAATCGTTACGTTCATAAAAATGTTTCATTTTTTTATACCAAAGAAATAAAGATCATGTGCTATTATATTATTAGAAAAACTAAAAGTCAAGAATAAATCATCTAATGGGAAAATATTGAAATCGTGTTTATTCAAATTTTTATAATAATTCCAGCCCTTTTCAATAACTAATGGGGCATCACCTGGAAGTCTATTTACTGTACCATGCTCAGGATTACCATCGGTTGCACAGGTGAAAAATACGAGACCATTCTTTTTACATAACCTGATCATATTCAAAAAGGTTTCTTTCCAGTAAGGATTATGTTCAAAGCATTCAGTGGAAAGAACTGTATCATAAGTTTCATCTGGTGCATCATAATTTTGACCTTCTTCAATCAGATCGACACCTTTACCTTCACCTAGATCTAAACCTGTATAATCGCAATTATCAAAAAATACTTTTACGGTACCATTAATATCTAAACTACCAACTTCTAAAACTTTTCTATATCTGAAATAATGAGGAAATACTAATTTTAAAGATTTTACATATTCTAATTGTTCTGTGTGTGCCATTATGCTCCGACATTCCAAAGTAATGTTGTACCTTTTTTATCTGAAAGTTCTTGAATAAACTTCCATGCTTTTGCATCATATGTAGGAGCGGAAGGAAAAGGTGGCATTTCATTCTCTTTTACAGGTTGATCAAACCTGTATTTACTACGATGATAAATTGCTCTACCTATCTCTCGTTTATTCATGGTGTGCCCCACACTTACAACATGTATTGTAGCATCAGGCCAAGCAAGTTGCAAGCCTCTATTTAATGTTCCGCTTGAACCTACAGTCCATACTTCATTTGGTGTAACTGGTAGGCTTCTAGCAACTTTGATTATTGACCCAAGAACTGTCGGATGTTCAAGTCCTAAAGGCAAAACCATCCTATCAGATGATTTGGCGGCATAGTCTTTTGCACGTTTTTGTGTGACTGTCAACATACCATTTTCTACCCAATGATAATCAACACCTAATTCTATGCCACGTTTTTGATACTCAGTAAAATTTTTTTTATTACGTTTTGCCATAAACAATACTGCTTTTTTGTTATGACGTTTACATGCAATAGGTAAACTTATTTGTGCATATCCTGTAGCAGGACATGAACCAAATACCCATTCATTTACGTTTTTATTTGAACCAATAAGATAATCTACGAAACGAACTTTTGAACCTGCATTGAGCAAATCATCTCTTACTACAAGAACGCCATCATACTCAATAAGTTGTGGAGTAGGATATGGGTCTGTCCAATCTTTTACAAGTTCAAGGTATTCTTCTTCTGTTTCTTTCCATAATGTAGTCATGGTTTTCTCACTTTCATTCTAACTTTGCCAAAGTGTCTTTCGTCATTGAGAACAAAATCTCTTGTAATTTTATTTTTATAAGAGATTTTTAATCTACAAGGTTTTTGTATTGTGTGTAATTCCCAATCATTTTTTAATTGTTTATCATCTGCAAATATTCTAATCTCTTTTATGTCTTCATCATATTCCGAAAACATAGAATTTATACCAAATACAAGTTGATATTTATTTTTTGTCTTAAATGGTATGATACATATCTCAAATCTTTTATCACCATCCCAAATAGTTTCGTATGGGACCCAAAATGGAACTTTTGACATATCACCTTTACCAAAATTTAATTTTCCTATTGTGCCATTTTCAGAGAATTTATTTTCAATAAGAATCCATTTTAATCCTTTTGATTTACATACAAGATTTACAAATCTTTCTAGAACTGGATCATGAATTGTTTGATAATGCCTAAAATCTCTATACTTATAAATTTCTTGAGCAAATTTTAGACTAAAAGTAAAAAATTCTGTGCTACCTACAGTTGCTTTAATATTTTGTATTAGATACGGATAAAAAATAGCATCAACCTTATTCTTTTTTATCTCTTTAATATGCAGTGGTAATTGATCAATACAATAATCTACAACATCAAAATTCATAAAAGAAAAAGTTTTATAACCTGTATTTGTTCCTATTGCTACGGCGTCACATAGAGAAATTAAATGTGCGTAGCCATGATATGGTTGAGGAAAAAATATATCTTCTTTGTCAAGAGCAGGATGCTCTTGTATTGAACAACCAAATCTCTCGGTATATTCAGAACATATGTCCCAGTTAAGAATTGGGTTATACTTATTGTAAACAATAAAATCTGTAAGTTCTATTAATTTTTGAGGAATATTGGAGTGGTGAGTAGAATAACAAATTGATATATTTTCTACTTTTCGTAACTTCTCAATAAAGTCAACGGCCATCTTGGTTTTTTCATCAGTATCAAGATAGCCAGCGACAATAACAAAATGGTTTTTCATTAATCAATCCATCCTTCACCTTTAACGTGTACATGTTCCTCTATTGATTTAGAATTAAAAGTGTCATTCATCATACACCACCAATCATACCAGTGAGGTTTTTCCGTTTTCCATGTCGCAAATCTACGTTTTTCAGTAGCATAGAAATTACGATAAGAAGGAATTGCTTTGTTTAATTTGTACTGTTCTGGCATTGCGAGTGGTGGATCTGACCATCCATTGTCTTGAAGATTGTCAGGTCTTCTTTTAATATATTCACGTAAGTCAAGGTCTGTCTTATGAAACTTTCCATATCGCAACGTGAATTCAGCACACAAAGCATTAAATAACTCATACAACCAATCATAATGTTGAGTGCTAGACCGAACCCAAATATTAGAAGGATGCTTAAAATGGGAGGCAAAATATAATTTATGTTCTCGGTCATCTGATAATCTCCATCTAGTCAGTTTGTGACCTCGCTTGTTTTTTGCTTCATATGGTTCACCATCAATTAATCGGTGAGCGGTACTCATAAGTTGAGCATACTCAACAATCATCTTGGGCACATGTTTATCACAATGATAACGTGCCGCAAATACAGGATCTTTGTCAAGAAAAAATATGTTCATAATAATGTTCTAGATCGTTCATTTGAAACAATGTCAATTACTAAATGTATTCTATCTTCTGTTCCTTCATTTACTGCACGATGAGGTTTTCTAGTGTCCAACATCCATGCTTCATTAACCCTCATATTAGCACAGTGTATATGCCCCGTCAAGTCCCAGGACTCAAACAAAACTTTGTCACTTGTGATGATAGGAAAATGTATTCGCATTAACTTACCATCTGCCAATCCACCTTTCGGATCAACCAAATCAGTATGTCGGTCTAATTCACCATCTCCAGCATTTAATTTCATAAATCGCACACGATGTATCTCTTCTGCTTTGAGCATCTTCACCAATTCTCTCACTTCAGGAAAGTCATCATATAGATATGTATCTTGCATTTCAAATAACACATCTTTATTTTCCTCTTTCCATTTCTTACTCATTTCTGCTGGGTCTGTAATAAACTCTGGTTTCGGACTGTGCCCTCTTAAAGATACTGCTGACCAAGATTTGCGTTTATTATAGTTTGAATAATGGTTAGTAAATACAGGAAGTTTAGAAATTTTCTCTTGTATTGCAGATATAAGATGTGAGATATCAGTAGGCAATTTTAATTTTACAAGATTATGGTATTCTGTGTCAGGCACTTTTGGATGTTTTCTGCTTTCACCAAACATATCTTTTGAGTATGGTAAAAACCAATACACAATTAACTCACCAAATGTAGTAACCTTTGTGCCAACTTTCTGCAAACCTAATTGCGTATCAAAAATATCATTTGTTGCAGTATCTTCGGCCCAGGAACATATCCAAACATCAGTTCTATGATTGCGTATAATATAATCGTAAAACTCTTGCTGACTTTCATGTGAATAATCTGTAAAAGCAAATCTGTCAATTTTAAGGTCACCAGGTTCACGATACCCTATCGGTATTTTTTGATACATGTAAATAGGAGAACGAACTTTACATTCCTGAATAGTGAATGTAGAACCTTTAAGATTGACTACCGTACCATTGCTCAGATGTTCGGCAATATCATTCTTTTTCATTTCTGAAAAAGGTGAGCAACTATACTTATTGTAGTTCTCAAATCTTTTGGTGTGTGCTAAAAGAGTATCAAGGTCTATGCCTTTCTGCCAAGTCTTCATCTGGGAGCCGTTTGGATTGTTCAATTTTTCGTTTAAGGATTTCATCAACATATCTTTTCAATTCTTTCAATTGCAAAACATTCATAGTTTCTAGGTGAACCTTAGTCCAATTCATCATTATGAATTACTCAGCCTTTCACATTCATAACGTATATGATTTAAACAATTATTACAAATTGTACTGTCATGATATTTTCTTTGTGATTCAAGAACACGATTCATAATTTTAAGCATCTTTTGTTTCATGTGCCGTACTTGACTAGTGACATAATTAGGACCAAAAGAAACATAATCTTCTTTATGTTTCATACTAACCTTTTATCTAAAAAGTTCTCATAAGATTTGGAATTATAATCAAGTCCTGTCTGAAATGCTTCTCTCCAATGTTCATCTAAAGCACATTCAATTAAATCTGCTAAAGGTTCATTACCCATACCTATTACAGTTTTACGTAATAATCTTACACTACAATGGACTAGTTCTTGAGGACATTTTTCAATACATTCTTGCACGGATATATCATAACAAAGTCTATTATTTTTCATTTTGACTCCCTTAATTATAATTATACTATTTCTTTCGCTTGTCGTTTAGCCTTTCTGATATATATTTTTCTTCGTTTTTTGGCCTGTGACATGTGCATTGGTTTTGCTCTATCAAAGAAAGTATAACCATTTAGGTGATCATATTCATGAAGTATAATTCTAGCGGATAAATCAATGAAACTACCTGAAAATTCTTGACCTTCTTTATCTTTCCAGTTTATTGTTACTCCTTGAGGTCTTAATACTTTTGGAAAAAGACCGAACCATGTGAGACATCCTTCTTTCATGAGATATTTTTCTTCTGTTGCCGACACAACTTTTGGATTAAACATCACCATTGGTTGTTCTTCATGCACCATAGCAAATACTCTTGCATTTATTCCTAATTGATTTGCTGACAGTCCAAGACCACGATAAAAATCCATGCAGTTGATTAATGTGTCTTCAAGTTTTTCTGCATCATCTCTATCAAAATTAAACTCATCAAGTTTAGTTGTGATTAGTTCGTGATCTTCTGTTACAAGAGGATGAACTTCTACTTTATTTTCAGTCATACTATCCTGCTAAAGTTTTTATGTTTTTCAAATTTAATCATGCTTTTAAATTTGTCGTACAAGACTTCACCCTTGTGACTAATTATAAAAACATTCGATTCATTACCAAGCGAATGAAGTATTTTGAGAAAGTCACTTGTACCATCTTCATCCAATGAACTATCAAACACTTCATCAAGAACGAGTAGATTCGTACTCATACTATTTTTCAACTTGGCAATTGCTCTCCAAGTGAAAAGCAAGGCCAAGTCGATTCTCATTTTTTCACCTTCACTAAATGATGCATAGGTGAATTCATCACGAAATCTAGATTTAATTGTCTCGTTAAAGTTCTCATCGAGATTAAACGATACATAAAAATCCATAGATGCCAAATACTTGTTAATTAATTTATTCATAATCGGCAAGTATTTTTTTATGATGGTTGTTTTGATGCCACCGTCTTTGAGAAGCACACTCGCAACGTCATATATTGAAGACATATTACTATATTGCTCTTTCAATGACAAGAGATTTTTTTGATCAGTCTTTAATTTTTTGAGTTTCTTTGATGCATCTGTGACATCTGCACCTTTCTCATTTAA